AGTCAAACGCCAACCTGATAACAAAGTACCTTCTGTCGTGTACATTTTACCATCTAGCTGTTTAATAGTCACATTACCAAGTGATTCATATAACCAGTCAATCGCTCCTAATTGTTCAGGGTCAACTTTATCTTTAAATACCACCATGTAAGCGTGCAATACACTACGCATTACTTCGGTACTATGTTGAGAATTAAAATCTTCAAAATCAAAACAATAAGGTACACCATTTTTTAGTACCTCTTCAACAGACCGAGCCACTTTCTTAGATTCTGCTTCTTGTCCTATTGGGAACATTTTGCTAAGTAGTTCTTCACAACCTGCCATACCAAAACTAGATATTATAAAGTTCGTGTTATCTACACCATAAATAGCACGTTGTTTACCCCACTCATACTTGACTGAGGCTTTGGCAAACATTTCAGGTTTACGTTCAATAAAATAGCTGTAATCAACATCAGGCATAGCACAAAACCCATAAAATTTATGGCGCATATCATGCTCTTGATGCGCAAAAGCTTTATCTTCTTCATATTGAGAGGAATAGGCTCCTGTTGGTGCCCACTGCCATCTCGAGTCCCAAAAGTTTTTCCAATTATACATTTTAGGGCGACCACCTAATTGTCTCAATCTTGCGAATAGAGTGCCAGCCTCTTCGAAAATACGCTTAGGATCAATATTTGCAACATTCGGTCTTTGCCTATGTTCTTGTTCGAGTGCCCAATCAATCTCGCCAACGCCCCTATTGACTAGTACCTCTAATTCGAAGAAAGGAGATAGATCTATATTGACATTATTTTGGAGTGCTTTAAGCCGTAAAGAGAAATTCTTTTTAATGTAAGTAGAGAAATGTTCAACAGAAGTGTATTTAATATGTAATATATCAGATTTATTTATTAAAGATCTAGCCTCCTTTGGTAGTAGTAACAGCCACACTAGCGTACCAATAAAGAAACTATCATGGACACCAATTGCAACTAATTGTTCGAGTAGAGCCATACCAGGGCCAATGATTGCAGCAATTGTGTCATAACTCAAGTTGGATAATTCCTTAATCGTAATATGCCTTAAGTGTTTCGCAGAAACCTTAGTCTTGATTAGTTCCAACTTACCCATAAGGACTGATCTTACTCCTTTATAATTAGGCCTTACTTTATAATTAATAGAGCGCTTTGACATATAAAAACAATATTCCAAAATATTGTTGGTATGTATAGTGCCGAATGGAAACATATCTGGCCCGTACTGTATTCTAGAGATACGTAGTAAATGAGGAGAAGTTAAACCCAGAATACTTGTAGTATTA